GGTCACGCGGCTCGCATTTTTCAGATAGCGATAGGCAATCAACTTTAGGCTTTTGATAGAGCAAACCTAATCACCGTTTAACAACTCAAAAATTCACAAACAAAAACAAACACTTACAATGGCAAAAAATTGGTCAAAATTTGAGCAAGTTATAAACAGTCTTGGATTTCATAAGATGGAAAAAATGTTTGTTTCTGCGCCCAAAAAACACCCCATTTTTTTCGCGCCATGATTGTCAACAAGGTCCAACTTGCGGCCATCCTGGGGAAGTCTGAGGAGTGGCTCACCCAGATGCAAAAGAATCCCGACTTCCCGGTTTTGCGTAAGGGTCGAGGTCGGGCCGGCAATGACTACGAGACTTCCGATGTCATCGCCTGGATCAATCGCAGAAACATCGACAACCTTGTGGGCAACGATGACCTGATTGATCTGGAGGAGGGCAAGCGTCGCAAGATGGCGGCGGAGGCGGCGCTCGCTGAGACTGAACTGGCCCAGGTGCAAGGCCGACTGGTCGAGGCCGATGAGATCGAGAGAGCGTGGGGCGAACTGGTCGCAAACTGTCGGGCCAAACTGTTGAGCATTCCGAGCAAGGTGTCGCCAGAAGTATTCGCGGCGGAGTCATTGGTAGAGGTCAAGGCCACCCTTAAGTCGGCCATCCTAGAGGCATTGAATGAACTCGCAGATTCAGAAACTCATCCGCAAGACTCTGAGGGCGTTCAAGCCACCGCCTGATCTCAAAGTTTCGGACTGGGCGGACCAAGACCGCAAACTGTCTCCCGAGGCATCTGCGGAACCCGGTCAATGGATCACCTCAAGGGCCGAGTATCAGAGGGGCATCATGGACGCATTCTCTGATCCCTCCGTGGAGATGGTGGTCGTCATGTCATCGGCCCAGGTGGGCAAGACCGAGATTCTCAACAATGTGATCGGCTTCCATGTCGCCCAAGACCCGAGCCCGATGCTAGTCGTTCAGCCCACCCTAGACATGGCGCAGACCTGGAGCAAGGACCGACTGGCCCCAATGCTCAGAGACACCCCTGCCCTGCAAGGTCTAGTGAAAGACCCCAGGGCGAGAGACTCGGGCAACACGACTCTCCACAAGATATTCCCTGGCGGCCACATAACGGCCTGCGGTGCGAACAGTCCATCGTCCCTGGCCTCTCGACCCGTGCGGGTGGTCCTATGCGATGAGGTGGACCGCTATCCCGTCTCCGCAGGCTCAGAGGGTGATCCTGTCTCCCTGGCCCGCAAGAGGGCATCGACCTTCTGGAATCGGCGCATCGGACTGTTTTCGACCCCGACCAACAAGGGCAACTCGCGCATCGAGGCCGCGTTCGAGGAGTCTGACAAGCGTCTCTATTTCGTCCCATGCCCGCATTGCAAACATGAGCAATCCCTCAAGTGGTCGAGCGTCCAATGGGAGCAAGACAAACCGGAGACCTCCCAATATGCCTGCGAGGAGTGCGGCTCTCTCTGGACCGATGCCGAGCGAGTGAGGGCGATTCGGCATGGTAAGTGGTCACCCACTTCTGAGTTTAAGCGCGTCGCAGGCTTTCATCTGTCTGGACTGTATTCACCCTGGACCCCTCTGGATGTTGCGGTGCGAGAGTTTCTGGAGGCCAAGAAACAACCCGCCACTCTGCGGGTGTGGGTGAACACTTACTTGGGCGAGACCTGGGAGGAACAGGGCGAACAGGTGGACGACTACGCAATTGCGGAGCGCAGGGAACCGTTTGGCGAGACCCTCCCGATCGAGGTCGTGCTACTGACCGCCGGGGTGGATGTGCAAGACGACCGCCTGGAGGTCGAGATTGTCGGATGGGGCCGCGATGATGAGTCCTGGTCGATTGACTATCGGACGGTCTACGGTGACCCCTCCAGCCCCGCAGTCTGGCAAGACATGGACTCGATTCTCAGCCAACAGTTTGAGCGCGAGGATGATTCAATCCTGATGGTCCGCGCCGCTTGCGTGGACTCTGGCGGTCACCACACAAACTCGGTCTACAACTATGTCCGGCCCAGGGAGGGCAAGCGCATTTTTGCGATAAAGGGCGTGGGCGGCGAGGGCAAACCTCTGGTCGGCAAACCTGGGCGCAACAACATCGGCAAAATCAAACTGTTTCCGATTGGGGTCGACACGGCCAAAGATGTCCTGTTCTCTAGGATGCGGATCACGGAGCCTGGGCCAGGGTATATGCACTTTCCGCTCTCCCGGTCGGACGAATACTTCCGCCAACTGACCGCCGAGAAACTGGTCACCCGATACCATAAGGGCTTCGCACGGCGCGAATGGGTAAAGATCAGACCTCGCAATGAAGCGCTCGATGTCCGAGTGTACGCTATGGCCGCGCTCGGCATCCTGAATTTGAACATCAATGCAATGGCAGACCGGGTGATGATGAAACACGAAAACCCGCCCGAGCCGAAACAGTCACCCCAACCCAAAAGAAACTCACGACAAACTGGTGGATTTGTGCAGTCTTGGCGGTAGAATCGGGCAAACAAATGCGAGGAGCGCATGGCAAATCTATTTGATCCCGCACAGTCACCCACCGTCGAGCCCGAGAACATTGTTGTCGGCGACTTTGTTCAGTGGCGGCGAACTGATCTAGGGTCGGATTATCCAAACACCGCCTACACGATGCAATATGTGGCCCGAATTACGGCGGGCGGATCAAGTGAGATCACCCTGGTCGGCACGAACTACGGGAACGATTATCTGTTCACCGCCAACTCTGCGACCTCGGCGAACTTCACCGTTGGTTTCTACCATTGGCAACTGGAAGCAATCCGAACCTCGGACTCGAACCGCATCGTTTTGGAGCGGGGCTTTTTCACGGCGATTCCAGACCTCGATGTTAACGGTTCCGATCCTCGGACTCACGCTGAGATCATGTTGGCAAAGATTACGAGTCTGCTGGAGGGCAAGGCCGACGCAGATGTGGCGAACTACTCCGTGGCGGGCCGCAGTCTCACAAAACTTTCGTTCGATGAATTGATAAAGGCTCGGGACTACTATCAAGAGGAGTACAACAAAGAGGTTACCAAGCAAAGAATTGCCAAGAAGCAAGCCACCGGGACCACGATTAAGGTGCGATTCCTATGAAATTCCTAGATTTTTTTAAGCCCAAGAAAGCGAAAAAGGGCGTTCGGATGTATCAGGGAGCGCAAAACAATCGACTGTTCGCGGACTTTCTGACCTCTACCCGATCACCAGACTCCGAGATTCGCTACGCGCTCAAGGTTTTGCGGAACCGTTCGCGTGATCTGTCTCGAAATAACGAGTATGCGCGGCGGTATCTGAACCTCCTTAAGACCAATGTCGTGGGTGAGCGTGGCGTGAGCCTCCAGGTAAAAGCGAAAAACGAGGACGGGACATTCGACAAGGTGGGCAACACCATCGTGGAGAACGCCTGGGCTCGCTGGTCACGCCTGGGAAATTGCACGGTCGATGGCAAGATGAACTTTGTCGATGCTCAAAGACTGTTCATCGAGTCTCTGGCCCGCGATGGCGAGGTCATCGTTCGAATGGTCAACTACGACAACGACGACAAATTCGCAATCGAATTCATCGAGCCTGACCAACTCGACGAGGAGAAGAACGAAATCCTCGCCGACAAAAAGCGGGTGCGGATGGGTGTCGAACTCAACGACTACAGAAAACCGCTCGCCTACTATATGCTCACCGAGCATCCAGGCGACCTAGAGTATTCACGCGGCCTGACCCGTTTTCACGAGCGTGTCCCGGCTGAGAAGATTCTCCACATATATCTGCCCGACCGCGCCCAACAGACTCGCGGTGTCCCTTGGATGTCGTGCGCGATTGAGTCTCTCAAGATGCTCCACGGGTATCGTGAGGCGGAACTGGTCGCGGCGAGGACGGGTGCGAGCAAGATGGGCTTTTTCACCTCGCCCCAGGGTGACGGGTTCACACCGGACGACATCGAGGAGCAATTTGTCCCGATAATGAATGCGGAGCCGGGAACCTTCCACCAACTGCCTGCGGGCGTGGATTTCAAGGCATTCGATCCCAATCACCCGACGACCGCTTTCGGCGACTTCGAGAAGGCCATCCTTCGGGGCATCGCCTCTGGCCTCGGGGTGTCCTACTATGCCCTGGCAAATGATCTGACTGCGGTCTCATATTCAAGCATCCGGGCAGGCGAACTCGCCGACCGTGACTTCTACAAGATGCTTCAAAACATAATGATCCACCACTTCGTTGAGCCTGTTTTCAGGCGGTGGATGTTGCAAGCGATGACCGCCAACCGGATGCCGCTCCCGATCACGAAATACAATAAGTTTGCGGATAACGCCCACTTCCGTGCGCGGGGCTTCGCCTGGGTGGACCCCCAGCGTGAGATTCAAGCGAATGTCATCGGCCTGCAAAACGGCATCCTCTCAATGCAAGACATCGCCAATGTCTACGGTCGGGATGTTGAGGAAACCTTCGAGCAAATCGCCCTGGAGAAACAACTTGCGGAACAGTACGGAGTCCAGATGGCATTCGAGCCATTCGGTCAAAAGATGCAAGCCCCGCCAACGATCACGGGAAGCGCGGAGCCCGAGGACGCACCCGAGCAAGAGCGGTCTCAAACCATCAACATCCACCCCGTCTTAAACGGAACCTTCGAGGTCAAGTCGGCCCCGATGGACTTGAATTTGCGGGTCGAGACCGAGGTCAAGAAGGAAGCAAAGAAAATCAAACTGGTGCGTGATGCCAAAGGCATGGTCACCGGGGCCGTGGAGGAATAATGGCAATCACTAGCGCACTCTGCAATTCCTACAAGCAAGAGATTCTGGAGGGGGTTCACGCCTCCACAGATACTTACAAAATCGCTTTGTTTGACTCAAACGCTGGTCTGAGCGCGACCACGACTGCCTACTCGACTTCGGGTGAGGTGGAGGGTACGGGTTACACGGCGGGCGGCGAGACTCTGAGCGGATTCACGACTGGGCTTTCTGGCTCGACCGCGTATCTGACCTTTTCCGATCCATCCTGGGCAAACTCCACGATCACCGCTCGCGGATGCATGATCTACAACTCCAGCAAATCCAACAAGGCCGTGGCCGTATTTGACTTCGGCCAGAATGTGTCGAGCGTGAACGGAACCTTTACGGTCGACTTCCCTGGTGCTGGTGGTAGCAGTCTTATCAGGATCGCATGATTCTGTTTGATTCAGTCGTCGGTCTATTCGACGATCAGGCTGGAGACTTTGACGATGGTGGTGTGGTCAATGCGACCGCAACCCTCATAGGCTTAGAGGCCACCTCATCCATTGGGACTGTTTCTGCGGCTGGAGTGCAGTCGCCCACCCAGGCGGTCACGGGCCAAGAAGCGCAGTCGGCCATAGCAGAAGTTTCGGCTACAGGCACAGAATCTCGAACCGCAACGGTCACGGGCCAGCAGGCCACCGCCTCTGTCGGCACGGCCATCGCCATCGGCGAGGGTGATGGGATCGCCACGGTTCCAGGGGTGTCGGCCACTTCTAGCGTCGGAGAGGTCACGGTTCCGGTCGAAACCAATCGCAAGGGCCGAAAGAGCAAGGCCAAGTTTCTGGAATTTAACCCGCGCCCGGTGGAGATTTCCATCTCCGCATCTGCGGCCCTGCCCTTTGTGCAGGCCACAAGCGAGACTGGTCTGGTGACTGTTTTCGGCGGGGTCTCTGCGGGGGCCAAACTGTATGCGATAGAGGTGCAAACAGATATTCAATCGGTACAGGCGGGCGGTATTATTAACCCGACCGATGAGGAAATCATCTTCTTGATGGCGGCATAAATGGCGGACTACAAGGGAACCGAGATTGATACACGACCGACCGAGGCGATGGCAGAGGAGGCCCAGCGAGGACTCGATTGGCGGGCTGAGTTTGGACGAGGTGGAACGGAGATTGGAGTCGCTAGCGCCCGAGACCTTGCAAACCGTCGCGAACTTAGTCTGGATACCGTCCGACGCATGGCAAGTTTCTTTGCGCGTCATGCAGTAGATAAACAGGCCGAGGGATTCAGTCCCGGCGAGGAAGGTTATCCGAGCGCAGGCCGTATCGCCTGGGCGCTCTGGGGTGGTGATCCAGGCGAGTCCTGGGCAAATGAAAGGGTCAGCAGAATGGACACGATTGACAATCAAGACCGGGCCGCGCCAGACGCGCTCTCCGTCGGTGACTTTGTTTCCTGGGACAATCCAGGCGGCAGGGCCAGGGGCAGAATCGAGCGCATCGAGCGCGATGGCACGATCAATGTCCCTGAGTCCAGTTTCGAGATCACAGGATCACCGGATGACCCTGCGGCTCTGATCCGCCTCTATCGTGAAGGTGAGGAGGGATGGGCGGCGACCTCCACCCTGGTGGCCCACAAGTTTTCCACTCTGACCAAGATTGGAGACCTCCGCTCGATGGAGGCCAGACCGTATCCGAACGAACACGCGGCCAGATTGACCGACCCTGACCAATATGATGAGTTTCGCAGGCAGGCCGATGCGGGTGGCCCTGGGATCGACTTCATTTATGGCATCAAGGCTGGAGAGTCTGAACTCCAGGCGATTCGCTTTAACAAGGAGCGCTACACGGTAGAAGATGCTCGCAAATGGCTAGACGAACATGACTTTTCCCCGCTACTATTTGAGCCAGCATTGGAGGAAACAAACATGGACGAACGGCATATTGTCGGAGTCACCGAAACAGAAAACAGTTATGTCGTGGAATTTGCAAAGATTCACGATGAAACTGTTATGCCCGAGGACGAGGTCGTCGAGGAAATGGTTGAGGAGATGGTCGAAAACACCATGATCCCTGGCGAGCGCAAGGGCCAACCTCTGACCCATCGTGCGGACGAGATGGAGCCCATCGTTGAATCCGAGCGCCGGGTTCGGATGGCAATCTCCAGCGAGATGCCTGTCGAGCGTATGGGCGGCATGGAGGTGCTGGTTCACTCTGCGGAGGCGATTGACCTGAGTTTCTTGAACTCTGGCCGCGCTCCGCTTTTACTAG